GGACGCTCGATTAGTTTTGCCATATTAAACTCCGTGCTACAATAGCATTATGGATATTATTTCTTAGCGGCTCTCTCATGGTCCTTAGCCCACTTATCATCATAGTCTGGCCATCCAAACCCTTTGAAATGTGTTCGGACTGGAGAGATTATCCGCTGCGTTGTTTCACCACACTCAGGACAAGTAGAGTAGAACTCAGATGAGTCCACCCACTGTTCCTCAATGTGATTACACTCTGTACACTTAAAATCAAACCGCTTGATCATTCTCAAGTTCCTCGATTGATTCATAGTGCATACGAATACCGTTTTCAAAGTTCAGTATTCTTTGAAGTATTTGACGTTCACCTTTGACCATGTTGAGTTGGTCATTATCCTTAATATCTTCTATCCGATATGAGTCAAAGATTTCCTGCACATCAGTGATAAATTGTTTCCAACCTGGTTTAACAAAGATATCAAAGTAGGCTTCATAGTATTTACCGTCTTCTGGTGACAAAACATTCTCCTTTAAGGTGTTTTATCTTTATAGATATATCTTAGCATAAATCATGCCAAAAGTCAAGAGTCTGTGTTTACTTTTCTTGTAGAGGTTGTTTTAGGCTTTTCTTTCGCTTCTTCTAGCTTTTTAAGCCGTTCATCCATCTTTGATAAAACTTGGTTGACGTTTTGTAAGATTTTATTCATATCTGCTTGGGTGATCATGAATCATTCTCCCTCATTTGCTTTTCTACAATAGCCTCATCAGATGCGATGGACCTCTCTTTTAACAACAGTTCTGCAATCTTAGCCCTGCGGTTAAATTCTTTTTCGTCTTGATCTCCAGGTTGAAGATTGGTTGACAAAACTTTGATGCGATCAGTTTCAGCCTCGTAAGGAACAAACTGCGCTTCAACAGCGTTCTTCTGTGCACGTGACTGAGACTCTGCAGCCTGTCCTTGCAATGTAGCAATCGTAGCCTGTGCTTGCTCCATCTGTAGTTGCATCTGCTGCATTTGAGCTTCTTGCTGTTGTGGGTCAGGTTGCATAGCCTGCTGAAGACCTGCAATGATTTCTTCACGGTTAGATAAGTTCATGTTATCCACAATAGACTGGACAAGCATTGGGTACATTGGTGAATCCTGTCCCATTGTCTGTAGCAACTGCACCAACTGAGTAACTTCATACTCACGGGCAATAATGCCTAGAGAGCTTGATGCAACAAACTTGAAGTCCTGTGCAGGATACAAGTCAGGATCAAACTGCATGTAACGATATGCAGCCTTCTGCACGAACGGTAACAAGAAGGACTCTTGGAAGTTAATCAAGGTACGCTTATGACGCTTGATAATCGCTCCAAGTGACATGGAAATACCAGCGGCTGTTGAGTCACCATTGATTGATCCAGGAATACCTGCAGCGTCAATCGCACCGGTTGCCATCTGTACCATCTGTTGTAGTGCTGCAGCTTGGTTGAATGTGTTACCATCCAAGTTACCGAACTTAAACGGCTGTAAGATCTCTGCAGGGTTGCCATTGGTTAGAATGGTTTTACCTGGACGTACTTCCATCTTAGCCCCACGAGGCAACCTAGAAGCGTCTACAGCTAACATTGGGTGTACAGTCAATGCCAAGGCATCAATACGTGCACGAAGTTCTGTGTCAAGGGCTTTCTGAGCGTTGTAGCCTTTCTCGCATACACCACGTCCCCAGAACCGTCCAGGCACTACATCCCAAGGGAAAGCCACAACAGGGCGATCCTTCATCATGTAGGGGTTTTCTTCAACCTTCAGAAGCGTACCACCATTCGCAATGACTACGATGGCTTCAATAAACTCTCCTGATTCTTTTTCGCCTACAAACTCTTCATCTTCTTCTAAGAGTGCTTCATAGAAAAACTCTGTAGGAACTAAACCATAATACTTCGTCAGACGGACTTTATCGTCTGTGTACATGGTGATCTCTTTGTCAGGCTCAAGATCGGTGTCAGTGTAGGCTATATCAATATCACCTTCACGATAGATGCCTGCTTCCTGTCCTTGAATGACATGATGACGTGGCACAAACTCATCAATGGCTACACCAAGTGCATCTTCAATGCTTGTAGCTACAGGGTCAATCAAAAAGTTCTGGGGCATGATAGGACGCAATTTCACAACAAAGCGTTCAGCTTCAGTGACTCCGAAGGCCATCATTGCTCCGTCCATCATAGGCTGTGTTGCCGGACGCATCTCTAAATCTTCTTCGATGACAATTTCAGCCATACCAGTACCGAAGACTGCAGAGTTAATCAAGCACTCTGCAATAGCCTTACGAATCCCTGTACGCTGAAAGTCTTCGTCCAACTGATTACGAATCTGCTGTACATCAACAGGGTTCTGATCCGCCAAGTCATCTTTAATATCGAACCACTTACCACGTCCAAAGGTGGCTTCTTCAACCTCTGCAACAGAAGATTCTACTGCTTGCTGCAATGCAGGGCTAATAATGCGTGAGCGTTCTGAGTGCCTTAATGAGTCTTCGTGTGACCAAATACCACGCCATAGCCGGTAGTATTCATCAAATCTCTGTTCATAGTTTGACTCATAGTGATCTCGCCATTGATCACATTTACTGATAACCCAGTTCTCTAAACCGGCTAACACCTGAGAGCGATTTTCGTAGTCCATGTTAATATCCTGCTATCGGGTCTAAGATTTCAAAATCATCTTCTTCATAATCATAGTAGTAAGCAACTTTGGCTAACTGATCTATGTACGCTAAGGAGTCCACCAAGTCATCGTGGACCAGTGGATTTGGAAACTGGAATAACTGGTCTAAAAACTCTGTATTCCAATCTCCTTCAGCCAAGGCAATGTTGCCATGCTCGAAACGCCCTTGCAGCGCCCATACGATCCGGTCAGTCTTTTTCTTATTACCGTGCGTCAACTCTTCTACTCTGAAGAATCTTTGACCAGATTTCATCAAGTCTGTGAGGTATGGTATCACTGCATTGCGTAGCGCACCCTTTTCAATGCCTACCGCCACAGGCCTGTAATTATTGACAGCTTCAAAGATCTTACGGGCTGTGGTTTTAATCTCCCACCGTCCATAGATAATGTCAGCTACCCACCAACCGTACTCACCGGCTTTTACGATAGTAATAGCAGTGCAGTCCAGTTTTTTACCTTTGCCAGTAGCATTGGAAGCCACATCAGCAAATCCTGCCAAGTCAACAGCGATGTAGTAATCGCCTGTCTCTGGCTCTTCGTTAGAAAATTGAATCCAATCTTCTTTAAATATCTCCGAACCCAACGCCTCAAACGAAGCCAAAAATTCCTGCCTAAACGCATAGGAAGACATTGACTTCTTAGCCACATCGATTTCTTCTGGATCGAGCAACGGGTTGTCATAACTTGTATAGTGCCACGCCTGGTAGGTAGGATCATCACCAAGCTCCGCATACTTATACAAGTCATAGAAATGATTTCTACCCAGCGGAGTACCAATAAACAACGCATGACCTTTTTGGTCAGCGAGAGCAGGACGCAATACAGTCTCCCATACAGAAGGCTTCATATCTGCGTATTCGTCCAACACCAGAAACTTCAACGAGACACCTCGCATCGTCTCTGGTCTATCAGCACCTTTCAATGAGATTGTAGCCCCATTGATCAGTTTTATTTGCATGTTGTTGACATGGCTACCTGAGATAACAGGGTTACCAAGCTCCAACAGCGTATTCCACATAATGTCTCTAGCCTGTCCCTGTGTAGGGGCAACATAGAAGACATGTCCAGACTTGGCTTGCAGGGCATTGATAATCAACATCCAAGCAGCCAAGCGGGACTTACCGGTTCTTCGCCCTGCAGCAACAATCTTGAATCGTACATTGGATTCAAAGACACTCTGTTGCCAAGGTAGGAGTTCTACATTGAGTTCAGTACTCAAGCGTTCCTCATCCAGTTTTCTAACTCAATACTACGATTACCTACTTGGTTGTACCAACGAGAGTCAACCATCTGATTCGCAGCTTCAACAAAATCTTTGCTCTTTACAGCAGCAACCATCTTCTTAAACTTTGACAACCTAGGCTTACCCAAGTTAAAAGCCATATTCACAACCACACGGATTACGTTTTCAGGGTATTGATCTAATGGGCCAAAGATGTCTTCAGCATCAGCCCAAGCAATCGCACAGTCTTGTTCAAATGCTTCATCAATGCGTTCTTTGTCCACCTTAGTCCCAATAGGAGATCCATACTCTGGGTCATCTTCACGAATCATATGACCTATCCCAAAAGTAGGCTCGTCAGCAGTGCACAAGTAAATTTCATCCTTGTAGCCTTCATGCTTAATCAAGTCTTCTTTAATCCGATTCGTGATCAATGGTCTCTCCTTCAACTTTTTTCTCTTCAGAGGCTATGATGGTTTCACCACCAACACCGGTAATCGTAATCTGTACAGCGCTTTTACCACCACTTGCCTTATCCTTATCAAAATAGGATATCGGCAGTACTCTATCCATACACATCTTCAAAGCAGCCATTTGACCCTGATGTTCATCATCCAAGGCAATGTCAATAATCTTTTTAATGACATGATCGCCTGAAGTAGCGAGCAATCGAGCCTTTAATTCGTTAATCCGAGCTGCATCGCCAGGTGGTC